TTACTACTGGTAATACATATATTTCTAACAATAGCTAGAAGGCAGCTTGATGCCAAGAACAACTTTAAACCAAGTAGCAACCGATTTAGCAAAACATCAAGCTGTTTCTACAGAAAGATGGTTAGAAATATTAAATCGTGTTAAAAGAATAGAAGTGTTTATTGTTACAACATTAGTCACATTATTACTAACAATAGGCAGTATTTTAAAAGATCAACTTTTTTAAAGGAGATTAATATGTTTTGGACAATTTTAAATATAGTCGTTTGGATAATAGCTATTGCATCACTGCTTTCGGCAATATCCCCAATTACAAAAACAACAAAAGATGATGCTTTTGTTAAAAAAATTTTTGGTAAATTGCAATCAGTTATAGATATTTGCGCACTTAATGTGGGTAAAGTAAAAAAGCGTTTTAAAGAATAATGCAAAATGTCTTTACAAAAATTCATACTCAAACCCGGAATTAATAAAGAAGGAACTGACTATTCCAACAAAGGAGGTTGGTTCGATTCTAATTTAATTCTTTTTCGTAAAGGTCTTCCTGAAAAAATAGGAGGATGGGCGAAAAATACCACTAATTCTTTTCAATCAACTTGCAGAGCATTACACGCTTGGGTAGACCTAGAAATAACACGTTATTTAGGATTAGGAACAACATGGAAGTATTATGTAAAACAAGGTGGAACGTATAACGATATAACACCTGTAAGGAAAACATCTACCAATAGTATTACTTTTGCAGCTACTAATGGTTCTTCTACTATAACAGCTACTGATTCATCACACGGCGCAGTAACAAATGATTTTGTAACTATATCAGGTGCAGTATCGTTAGGCGGTGCGGTAACTGCTGCGGTTTTAAATCAAGAATATCAAATAGCAAGTGTTCCTAGTACTGATACATACACATTTGTAGCTAAAGATACGTCTGGCGATGAAGTTACAGCAAATAGCAGTGACTCAGGTAATGGAGGGTCTGGTGTTGATGGCTCTTATCAAATTAACGTAGGGTTAGACTCCTATGTAGCTTCTTCTGGTTGGGGTGCAGGTACTTGGGGTGCAGGCACATTTGGTTCAGTAAGTCCTATATCAGCTTCTAGTCAGTTAAGATTATGGTCACATGATAATTTTGGTGAAGATTTAGTTATTAATGTTAGAGCAGGTGGAGTGTTTTATTGGGACGAATCTTCTGGATTATCCTCAAGAGCCGTAGCGTTAAGTTCTTTAAGTGGAGCTAACCTTACTCCTACAAAAGCATTGTTTGTTCTTGTAAGTGATATAGATAGACATGTTATTTGTTTTGGAGCAGATCCTATTTCAGGAAGTTCTAGAACAGGAGCAGTAGACCCTATGTTTATCGCTTGGTCTGATCAAGAAAATGCAGCAGAATGGGAACCGAAATCAACTAATACAGCAGGATCTTTTAGATTATCAGCAGGAACAAGTATTATTGGAGCTTTAAGAGCAAGACAAGAAACATTAGTTTGGACAGATACCTCTCTGTATTCTATGTCTTTTGTAGGACAACCTTTTACATTTGGAGTAAACCTAGTTAATGAAAGTGTAGGGTTAGTAAGTCCTAATGCTGCAGTAAATTCACCAAAAGGTGTTTTTTGGATGGATAAAAAAGGTTTTTATACTTACACTGGAAACGTAAATGTTTTACCTTGTACTGTTCTAAATTATGTTTTAAATGATTTTAATGAAGGGCAAGCCTATCAAGTTTTCGGATTTTTAAATAAACAATTTGACGAAGTAGGTTGGTTTTATTGTTCTAGTGATTCTTCTGTTCCTAATAGATATGTAGTATATAACTATGAGGAAGGGTTTTGGTCCATAGGTGAATTAACTAGAACAGCTTGGGAAGACGAAGGTGTTTTTGATAACCCTTTAGCAACTAACACAACTTCTTATGTTGGATATTTATATAACCAAGAAACAGGTAACGATGATGATGGCTCTCCTATGGACAATGTTTTTATCGAATCAAGTGATTTTGATTTAAACGAAGGAGAAGAGTATCAACTCATTAGAAGAATAATTCCTGATGTTAAATTTACAGGAGATGGTGGAACAGGACAAACTATCAACTTTATTGTAAAAACAAGGAATTATCCCGGAGAAAGTTTAACTACATCAACAACAAATACCTGTACCTCTACTACTACTCGTATAGATACAAGAGTTAGAGCTAGACAAGCGGTGCTGAGAGTAGAGTCTGATGACGATGGATCAACTTCAAGTAGAACTGGAGTTGGATTTAGGTTAGGAGCTACTCGTATGGATTTAATTCCAAGCGGTAGACGTTAATGGCTAAAATCCTAGAAACCAAACTTCCTTTCGCTTCTGGAGAACTTTCTTCTGAAACTTTTAATCGTTTAGTTAGAGTATTAGAACTTAGTTTAGGTAAAGTTGATATTGACTCAACTAACTCTGTAAATGAAACTCAAAGAAACGAAAACAAATTTCAAGATGGAGATATTATTTGGAATTTATCTACAAGTCAAATACAACTTTGGAATGGAAAACAGTGGGTTGATATATACACAGGAACAGAAAAAGGAGTACAAGGTACTTCAGGGTTAGGTAAATTAACAGTTTCTACTAATGGAGCTATGGAGGTTCCGATTTTATGAATATAGATTTATTAAGAAAAGAGTTGACTTTAGATGAAGGATGTATAGACAAAATATATCTTGATCATCTTGGTTATCCTACATTTGGAATAGGACATTTAATAACAGAAGACGATCCAGAAAACGGATTACCTGTAAATTATTCTATATCTAAAGAAAGAATAGAAGAATGTTTTGGGAATGATATTGAAGGTATTTTAATTGACTTAGATAGAAATATGCCTTGGTGGACGGATTTATGTGAAGATCACCAAAGAGTCGTAGCAAATATGGCATTTAATTTAGGTATAACTAGGTTATTAAAATTTAAAAAGTTTTTAACTGCTTTAGAGGAACATAACTTTGAAACTGCAGCAGTTGAGATGATGGACAGTAAATGGGCAACTCAAGTTGGTCCAAGAGCAACTAGGTTAAGAGATAGAATACTAAGAGGAAATAACGATGGCGAAAAAGAAAGTTAAGAAAAAAAGTAAAGGAAGAAGCGTAAGAAAAATGTCTAAGGGCGGAGCTATGAGGAAAAAAATGAGACCTCGTAAGATGTCTAAGGGCGGAGCTGTAAGACGTACAAGTAGAAGAAATGGTGCACGCAGGAGAGGATAAGTGCCTTATTTAATAAGTAACATTCCACATTTTAAATGTTGGGTGCGGCGCGAATTTACTCACAATCACGAAAAGTATCACGATGAATATATTCACGCTTTGGCAATAGCAGTAAATACGATACCAGATAGATCATTAAGTTTTCAAGTTGTCTTTACAGGAGAGGAAGCTAATTGTGAAGACAATGATGAAGGTAATATACACGGAGGAGCAATGTGGGCTAGAATGCCAATACAAGCATTAGTTGCAGATATCCCCAGTGATGAATATCCTGAACCTATGGAAAACCATATAGCACAACCTTGGGATTGTGAATCTAGACATCATTCAGTAATAGTGATGGATAGAGTAAGTTCTAGCCCTTGGCTTTGCAAAATAGAAGGAAAGTTTTATACTGGTCGTTATATGTTTACAGTAGACTATACAGATAGTGACATTGCTGATGATTCAGCACAACATAAACAATCTCATGTATTATATATAACAGAGGATTGTAAATGGAAAGGTAATTTTGTAGCGTTACCTAATAATAGAGTAAGAGCGACAAGTCCTGCTCTTTGGGTAACGGGTGAAGGTGCTCCTGATTTTAGACCATCACAATGGACTCATTCAGCAGAAGGTCATCAAAGTTATCTTGATCCAAACGTGACATTTAATAATTTATATGAGGACTAATAATGGCTGTTAAAAAGAAAAAAAGTAGTAAGTTCCATACCACTAAAGACGGAAGACGAGTTAGAAAAGGACTTTATTACAACATAAATAAAAAGAAAAAAGCGGGTAAAAAGATGCGTAAAAAAGGTGCAAAAGGTGCTCCCACTACTGCGGCTTTCAGACGTTCCGCAAGGACAGCTAAACGTGGCTAAACGTAAAGAAAAATCTATACGAAGAACCACGGGTAAAGGCGGTAATTACCGTAAAACAAAATCTGGTGCGGGAATGACGAAGAAAGGTGTTAAAGCATATAGAAGAAAAAATCCCGGATCAAAACTTAAAACTGCTGTAACAGGTAAAGTTAAAAAAGGAAGTAAAGCAGCAAAGAGAAGAAAGTCTTATTGCGCTAGAAGCGCAGGACAAATGAAAAAGTTTCCTAAAGCTGCAAAGAATCCTAATTCAAGATTACGGCAAGCAAGAAAAAGGTGGAAGTGCTAATGTATGAATATAAATGTAAAGTAACCAGAGTTGTAGATGGTGATACAATAGATGCTTTAATAGATTTAGGTTTTGACATCAAATACAGTTCAAGAGTAAGGTTATATGGTATTGATACTCCAGAATCTAGAACAAGAGATAAAGATGAAAAAGTTAGGGGTAAAATGGCTTCTGCTTATTTAAAAGAAGCTGTCGATAATGGAGATACTGTAGTTTTAAGAACTAAACTATCTGATTCCAGAGGAAAATTTGGTAGAGTGTTAGCTTCTGTAGTAGTAGATAATGTAGATATAAATGAAGCTATGATAGAAAATCATCTAGCTGTAGCTTATTTTGGTCAGTCTAAAGATGATATAGAAGCAGAACACATGATTAATAGAGAGAAGTTAATAGAACTAGGTAAGTTTGATCCTTCAACAGTGGAGAAATAATATGAAGTTTAAATTTGTTAAAAACATAATAGGTGCGGTAGCTCCTACAATCGGCACAGCGTTAGGGGGTCCAATGGGCAACATGGCGGCTAACATGGTTGCAGAAGCATTAGGGTGTGAACCTACTCCTAAAAAGATAGAACAAGCAGTACAAGCCGCAACTCCAGAGGAATTAGCAAAACTTAAAAAGATAGACGCAGACTTTGAAGTTAAGATGAAAGAACTAGAAGTTGATCTGTACGCTTTACAAACTCAAGACATAAAAGATGCAAGAGGAAAGTTTTCTAAAGATTGGACATCTAGGATTATGGGAATAGCTGTCGTTGGTGGCTTTATGGGTTATATCTTTTTAGTCACGCTTCAACCTCCAGAACAGAACAGTGAAGCATTGATCAACTTAGTTCTTGGCTACCTTGGTGGTCTTGCAAGTGCTGTAATTAGTTTTTACTTTGGTGCAAGCAACTCTAAGGATAAAGATGAATGAAAGTTTATATAACTGAGTTTACTCATAAGGATACACATTACGAAGGTCCAACTATTGTTGCTTCTAGTTTTGATGAGGCTGAGATTAAAGCAGCGGCTTATGGATGCATTGTTGTCGGAATGCTAGATATGGTTCTCGATGCGAAAGATTTTAATGTTGATGTAGCTGAAATGCAATGGAACAGGGTTTTACATTAATAGCTGAACTAGGACTTCCTGTCGCAGGAGGGCTTGTTATGGCTTATTTTATATTCTTAGTTATGAAACAGCTTATGGACGGTTTAGTAAGTGAAATACAAACTGTTCAAGCAATATCTAAAATGCTCATTACCAGAGCAGCAACCATGAATAATGATATAATTAGAATAGACACTAGCGTAAGTAGTGCTCTAGGGCTATCTCCTGATTTAGAGCGTATAGCTCGTGCAGAAAATTTTGTAGAGGATGGGAAGATAGATGCAAGACGAGATTAGTTTAGCACCGATAGGTGATGCCGAAGCAGTAGTTGACGGATTATTTGGTCTAATATACTTGTATCCATCTGATTATTTTATCGTGTTTGGCTCTTTGAGTTTGTTTGCGATTTATGGTTTATCAATATACGCAGGGATAAAATATATACAAAAGAAGTTTAGATAATGGATATCGTTGCTCTTATATCCGAATTTGGTTTTCCAGTAGTGATGGTAGTTGGGTTAGGGTATTTCGTTTATTTTGTATGGCAAACTATCAATAATAAAATAGATCCTGCAGTGCAAGAAATGAAGGTGACTATTATTAGACTTACTGATCAATTACGCTTATTAGATCAAGATATGATACGATTACAACAAAAGGTAAACACTGTGTTAGAATTGAAAGAAGAAAATAAATTAAAGGATGAGAATGAAAAGTAGTTTTCATTGGTTTATAGGAATCTATGTCTATATCGTTCTCTTTCTGTTATTACTAAGTATTTACGGTAATGCAGATGAAATACTTTACAAGTTTAAAAGTCCTAGCTTTTCAGGAATAAACACTTCAAGTCATTATCTTACAATAGAAAATCAAGAGTCTACAAGAAAAGAAGCTATTAAAGAGGAAATACAAGCATACAAAGATGAACTTGCCCGAGATGCAGATAACACCACACTTGCTAGATTTGTTAGAAATTTAGAATCTCGTATCTACGCTCAACTAAGTCGTCAAATGGTAGAACAGTTGTTTGGTGAAACCCCGCAAAAGTCGGGTAAACTTGAACTAGAGGGAAACACGATTGAGTATATTGTTGAAGCAGAAACTATTACGCTTACGATCACTGATGAATTTGGTGGAACGACCAATATTACTGTGCCTATTGGCGACTTTACTTTCTAGTTGCGCATCTAAGAATTTGTTAGAAGGTGGCGGTATTCCTAATATCGTAATACAACGTTCTTCTATTGTTGGTCTACAGTCAGAAGAACTTAAAAATATTTCTCCTGCAAAAAGAAAACCTGTTATTGCTATCTATGCGAATAGTTTTTCAGACTACACAGGTCAGCGCAAAAGTAATGGTCAGTTTGCATTATTTAGTACAGCTATTACACAAGCACCAGAAGCGTTTCTTATCAGAGCGTTAAAACACGCATCTGATGGTAACTTCTTTAAAGTTGCCGAGAGAGTTGGGCTCGAATCTTTAACTAAAGAACGACAAATAATTCGTTCAACACGTGAATCTTTTGAAGAAAAAAGTAAAGTAAAACCTTTACTTTTTGCTGGTCTTTTAGTACAGGGGGGAGTTTTGAGTTATGATACTAATGTCAAATCTGGAGGAGCAGGTGCTCGTTACCTTGGCATCGGCTCCAGTAAAGAGTACAGGGAAGATCTGATAACGATTAGTTTAAGGTTAGTATCTGTATCAACAGGTGAAGTGTTACTTGAGGTTTTAGTTTCTAAAAACATTTTATCTGTAGGACTATCGCAAGATATATTTAGGTTTGTAGATGAAGGAACTAAACTTATCGAAGTAGAAGGGGGAGTAGCTAAAAACGAGAGTACATCGATTGCCTTACAAAAAGCGATAGAAGAAGGAGTGCTTGAAATAATAAAACAAGGTATACAAAAGGGATACTGGGAATATGAATAATAATTATAACAAAATAATGATATATGGTACTACAATGCTTTGGTTTTTGTTTGCATATAGTTTGTCCTATTCTGACGATAACGAAATTTATGTAGATCAAGTTGGTGCAACAGCTAACATAGATCTTGAGCAACTAGGATCAGGAAACATTATAGGCGGCTTGAACTCTGCGCATGGATCTATGACTAACTTCGATCTTGACGGTGCAACAATGACGTTAGATGTGAATCAAATAGGTAATAATAACAAGATGTTAGGTGATATA